TTAAACCACCAGATTGTTCATCTCGCAGTACTCTTCCCATTCGACGCCCAGGACCTCGGCCGCCTCTTTGTGCAGTACAAGGCGCGCGGCCTCGAACTCTTCCGGGGTCGACGTGTACTTGAGCGTCAGTTCCCACGGCTGCAAGCCCTGGGATTCCGCCTCATCCTCGAACGCCCACTGGATCTGGTCTTTCTGATCGTCGGCTGGCAGGTCCTTGATCTCTTCGGCTAGCTGGGGCGATTCCAGCAAGTACTTTTTCAGTGCTTCTTCGTGTCTGGCTTCTTGGGTCAATTCTTTAACGGTCATGTCGTTCTCGCTGATCTGGGGAATGGAAGATGGATCTGGATCATCAAGGATCTCTCTGACGCAAAAAACCGTTTGAAGCCCGGTTTGTCTGGCCTTCAGAACCATTCGGGGATCATCTGAAAACTGCAAGGTGGTACGTGTACAGAGTCCGAATATAGGACGTTTGTTCGACGATTTATACGGACTTTTACATCAAATCAACAAAAAAACCGTCGAGCAGACTTTCTGTAAATTTTCCCGAGCTACCCAGGAACAAGATTCAAAAGGTAAAGTCATAGCGATGTGCCATCTAGGCACTTCACAAGGAACCCGGTGATGCGTAATTTTCCAAAGCTTCCGTCCACCCTGTTTGCAACCGGCATGGCCACCCTGCTTCTTGGCAGCCTGGCACTGCCCAATACAGCTCAGGCCGGTCTGGAATACAAATCCGACAGCGCTTCTTCTTCCGACAAATTCCTCGCCTATCACTACAATTACGGCACATACGTGATGGTCAAATCCGATGTCAGTACGGATGACGTGGTAGGCCTGCAACGCGTCGTCAAAACCAATACAGCTGATATGGAAGCGCTGAAAAAAACCGTCAGTGAACAGGCGCGACTCATTGAAGAACTCAAGCGCAACAACGGATCGAGTTCCAACACCAACGCCAGCGAAATGGACAAACTCAAGCGTACGATCAGCGAGCAGAACACCGGACTGGTGAACCTCGCCAAAGCCGTGGACGAACTCAAACGCAACAGCAACGCGAACTCCAGCAGCTCCAGCTCCCATTCCAGCGAAGTCAGCGACCTCAAGCGCACGGTCAGCGAACAGGAGAACAGCCTGAAGAAGCTTGCCAGTCAGATGGATGATCTCAAACGCAGCAGCGGATCGAACGCCAGCTCAAGCTCCAGTTCAAGCTCCAGCGAAGTCAGCGACCTCAAGCGCACGGTCGGCGAACAGGAGAACAGCCTGAAGAAGCTTGCCAGTCAGATGGATGATCTCAAACGCAGCAGCGGATCGAATGCCAGTTCAAGCTCCAGTTCCGGCGAAGTGAACGACCTTAAGCGCTCGGTCAACGAACAGCAAAACGACTTGAAAAGGCTTGCCAGCCAGGTGGAAGACCTCAAGCGCAGCGCCGGATCGAGTTCCAGTTCAAGCTCCAGTGACCTGTCCAGTCTGAAGCGAGACGTCAGCTCCCAGAACAGTCAGATGGATCAGCTCAAACGGGCCGTGGATGATCTGAGCAGAAAGGTGAAATAAAAGGGGATGGTGCCCGAGACAGGAACCGCAATCAGGCATTTAAACCTAGCGATTACAGGGAAAATCCAGAGCAGGCCGTCGACGATGTACTAAACAATGTACTTTTTTCGATCTGCTGGACGAGCTTCCCTGTCATTTCCCAAGTCCATCGAAGGCCTGCTCACAGGTTACTCCACGGGCATGGCTTTGATCAGCAAATTTTGCCAGGTCACCCGCTCGCTCGTCAGCGCGCTTGAGCACGTCGGCAAGCACCAGGACGGCGCGGGCAGCTGCCTTGCTTGCGGCGGCAGTGCAGGAATTGCCGCTCGCCTCACTGGCTGCGAGTCGAGAGGCAAGGTTGTCGGCTGCCCCGCGCAGGCTGTCAGCAGAAGTGCGAGCGGCAACAGCATCAGCCGTCGCTTGATCGATGATGCGTTGGCCATCTTGAACCACCTTGTTGATTGATTGTTGGTAGGCCTGCTCTTTTGTGCGTTCGGCGGCCTCGTTGGTGGCCTTCGCCGCTTCGTCACGGGTATCGCGGGCATTCCACTCGGCCTGCCATTTGGCATCCATGACGTTCACGCCGTGGTGGTAGGCGCCGAACAGCGCTGCGGCCACCAGTGCCAGCGCAGCTATATAAGGAAGGATTCGCAGCAAGATGGAAGTCATGCCAGCACCGCCGTTGCCTTGGTCCAAAGACTCAAGCGGTCAGCCTGACCATTGAGGCCGCCATTGATGCGGCGGGTGATCCTGTCGAAATCTCCGGCATCAGCGAGCGTATTCAGCCCCTTCGTCGACCAGAACCAACCCGCGGACAAACAGGCGTACTGCGGCTGCTCGAGCAGCTCCGGTTGGCTGATCAGATCCAACCCCAGCGCTTCGCCGCACGCCGCGTAGTTCGCCCGGCCGGTGATCTGGATCAGCCCCCTACCCCGGTACTTGAAGCCGTCGCCCGCAACGGTATTGCCGAGGTCCGCCCGCCCCTCGTATTTGGACTGAGCCGGAGTTGGCCCCCAAATTTCTCGGACGTAGACCAACTGACCGGACTCATGTCCGATCTGGGCAATGAACGCAGCCACGCGCTTGAGGCCGACGATCTGGAACCGTTGCATGGCCGTGTTGAGTACAGGTGCAAAAACGCCGGCTCGTTGGCCGGCGTTCGGGAGGATCTGCAGCAACTGCTGCGTGGTAATTGGCATGGAGTTCTCCTTTGTTACACTGCGCGCCAAATCGGCATAAGAACGAGGGAAGACGCATGTTGTGGGAAAAGCTGGGGATCGTTTATGCGCCAACAGGCGAATTGGAATGGGCAAGGACGCACGCAATGGTCCCGACGCCCTTTCTATTAGATGAAAATACGATTCGAGTCTTTGTGACGCTCTGCGATGGTGGAATGATCGGGCGCCCAGGGTTCGTCGATGTTGACGCCAGGAACCCTTTGCGCGTCCTCCGCGTTTCAGAATCGCCTTTGCTCGACGTCGGCGCCCCTGGGAATTTCGACGACCATGGATTGGTTACCTGCAGCGTTACTCGCGGGCCAGATGGTCGGCTATTCCTTTACTACGCCGGGTTTGAACTTTGCCAGACTATTCGCTATCGGTTGTTGACCGGCGTAGCTGTCAGCGATGACAACGGTGAGACTTTTCGTCGCGCAAGTGAAACAGCCGTATTGGAGCGTAGCGCGGACGAGCTCTTCTTTCGTGGTGGTCCTTTTGTCATCTTTGATGGCGGCATATTCAAAATGTGGTACGTCGCCGGTTCAGAGTGGGAAGACATAGACGGCAAGCAGATGCCCGTCTATGAACTTCGATACTTAGAATCCCCCAATGGGATCGACTGGGGCCCCAAAGGCGAAACGGTCTTGCCAATAACCGGGCCTGATGAGCATGGGTTCGGACGTCCCTGGGTCACAAAAAACGCAGATGGCAGCTCTTCACTTTTCTATTCGGTGAGACGTCGCTCCTTGCGTGCGTACAGAATGGGATACGCCACGTCAGCCGACGGCAGACAATGGGACAGGAAAGATGAAGAGCTTGGCCTCGATGTGACTCCAGGGTCTTTCGACTCAGACGCCATTATGTATGCCGCCACAATCTCTGTTCACGGCAATACATGGTGCTTCTACAACGGCAACGGTTTCGGCGAGAACGGGTTCGCTGTGGCGCAACTGATTCAAGAATGATGTCGTGAAGGTTAGGTTCCTGGCGCATACGCAGGCCGTACAGGAAGCGTTTGCGTCGGATAACCCGCTGGTGCGCTCAGGATCACCAGTATTGCCTTTCGGTATGCCGCCCAGTCGGAAGATATAGCAACAGCACTCTCACCGAATCTGCTGCAGGGTGATGGTCATACTTTTCTCCAGGCCTAAATAAGCCCGCAAAAGCGGGCTAGTGAAGTAAAGGTTTATATACAGCTATGCGAGGCGGCTCTGAATAACTGTAGATCGCTCTTTCAAGCGCAAGAACGGGCGCTCAAGTAATCGATACGAGACGTCAGCCAAGCCAATGGTTATCAGGATGCCGAGAGCTAGTTTTCCAAGCGCGGAGTCCAGGCCAGTGCGCCGCATGATTTCTTCCGACGCCCACAGCGCAAATATATGGAATACGTAAATCCCATAGGAGATTTTACCAAGATGCCGCATCGGCTTTAGCGAAAGTAGTTTTGCTGGAATGGTTGACTTGTCGATTGCAAAGATCAAAAGACAGCACAATACGCCGGTCATTGGGTACCCAACAACTTCCGACATACCCGATAGCCCTGGAGGACCAAGGTGCAAGGCTATACCTATAATCAAGAAGGCGCAGGCGAAGCCAGATAATGCGAGCCAGAAGCTCTTGGTCGCATTGCTGCCAACACCAGTGCACAGTCCCAAATAAATACCGAACAGAAAAGTGTCCGCCCGCAATGGCGAAACCCAGATATACGGGTGTTCGCGTCCTAACAGGACGACAGAAATCCTGATGACCATAAAGACTATAGATGACAGCACCAGTATCTTTGCCAGTCGTCTCGAATCCATCTCACGAAAATACGCTGCGATGAAAATCGGCATGACCAGATAAGCCTGCTCCTCAAGCGCGATAGTCCATAGATGCGCTGCGAAAGGGAAAGGCGAATACGAATGCACCGAAGCGGCGAGGTTTTGTGTAAAGGTCAAGTGTGCTAAGTACCAGCCACTCAACTCCTGAACACTCAAGACATTATTGGATATCCCGTAAATGAGTGAGGCGGTAATGAAAAACAAATATAGCGGCCAGATGCGAAGCATCCTTCTAACGAAGAACTTCTTTATATCGACAGCACCAGTCGCCACATACTCCAATTGAAGGAGACGAGACAAAAGGAACGCACTAAGTACCAAGAACAGATCTACGCCAAACCAGCCGAGAAAGTTCTTAAATCCCACGAAAGGCTCTTCCATGAGCGTAGGGCCGTGGTGGACTACGACTGCTAATGCAGCAATTGCGCGCAGTCCATCTACCCACGGCAAATAGAAGGGTTTGCTGTTGACGACCATCCCTAGCACCTATCAGAATTTTTGCGAATCGTTTAGGGCCGGGATGCTACCTGATATTCACTCGATCCGCCTCGTCTCTATCCTGGGTTCAGCTTGTCAGATCTATCGGTCATGCGATGGCGGCCCACCAAGCCGCCTCCTGGCTGCTTTTGTCTTGATCGAAGAGCTTACGTCCCGGCAGGATAAGCTGGCTTTATCGGAAGCTCCTGAGTTGCATCCCCTGACTCGGCGCCGACTATTGCGCGCAGCGCCTTCCGGTATGAAACCCAATCGGAAGGTACGGAAACGGCATTCTCAGCGCAGCGGGTAATGGTTACATCCGAACCATCAAGTGCTGCCTGAGCCTGTAGTTTTAAGTCGCTCCACGAAGGCTTGGCCGGATCGTGAGCTGCGTACACCGCTTCAACTCCAGATATTACCGATGCAAGAGTATCCGAGAAGAACTCAATGGTTCCGTCAGGGCTCCATGTAAAGTGCTGCCCTACAAGCCCGCCATGCGCTGTCAATTCTTCAATGAAGGAAGGGCCGATTAATTGTTTCGTCATTTTCGATCACCCGAATAAATTGACAGAGTTTTGGATGTTATTAATAGCTAGGGTGCCGCCGTTGACGCCTACAGAAGTAAAGCTCGTAGCGTAGTGATACCCCTCGGAAATACCGCCCAGCGCGCCATGTGTTGACATGGTCATGTTCCAAGTTGGTTGCACAACGCACGCTACCCCTGGTCCATATTGAACTGTGCCATCAATATAAATCTGATAATTCAGCTGCGTAATTGATGGCGTGCCGCTGGATTGAGTGAAACTTCCGGAAAGCTGCGCAATTGGGATATCGTCTGCCCATGTCAAAAACTGAGCTCGGAGTGTGGATGAAGTCTCCGCAGCACTCGTATTCGTAAAACTGAACGGCCCGGCTTGAGCGGCATCAGAAACGATCTTTCTCCGGTTGAACCAGTTCAGGCACGTGCGAATGGCCGCAGAGTCAATAAACTGTGTGGACGCATTCGTGTACACCATCCCGACGAGCGTCAGGGTCGTGTCTCCTGTTTTTGTCTCCACGCCGTTTGGCGCTTGGCTATGGCCGGTGGTGGACAGCGAGAGCGTCGGTGCTGCGGTGGTGCCCCCGAGGTAGACGTAATAGAGCGTTGAGGCGGTCAGGCCGCTGGCTGTGTAAGTGACTCCGGCCGACGGGAGCTGCAGCGGCACGCCGTTGACGATGACGTTGTTGCCGTTGTAAGGCTTCAATAAAAGCGTTGTAGTGCTGCCTACAGAAAGCCGGCATTGCCCATGCCCAACCTGGCCCAGCTGCACCGCATGTTGGCTTTTCGCGGCGGGTGCGACTTGGGATGCCCCACCCAGCGACTCGATGACGATCCAGGCGCCGTTACCACTATTCACGCCAGCCTGCACCAGGTACATCAGAACAGCCACGCCCACCGGAAGCTCTCCGCCCTGAAGCGGTTGAAGGCCAAGCCCGTAAATGGGTTTTGCAGCGAGACCATCAGGGGCGTAGGTGGATGCTCCGGTGTTGGCGTTGGCGATATTTACGCGTTGTGAGTAGCCAGTAGCAGGTAATGCAGTCAGTGCGGGAGCATTGGCTGCCGCGTAAGTATTTGCAGTTCCTGTGTCGGTCAGGATTGTAGATTGGCGAGTTGCCGCACGGATTGCCGTCAACAGGTTAGCTACAAGAGTGGCCGTTGTTCCGTCATCAACAGCGTTCTGTCCGGACTGATCAGCGATGAACTGGCCCAAAACAGCAGCCATGATTGCCGATTGGCGCCACGCCTTGTTGAGCTGTGCTGATACCGCGGTGCCGGCTGAAAATCCAGTAGATCGAGCGGCAAGAGCCAGGTAGTCAGCCTGAGTCATTACGTTCGCGCCCACGGCGTTGCCGAACGGCAAAAAGTCATTCGTTGGCATAAAAACCCCGAGTTATGAGTAGATTTTTCCCCAGCTTCCTTGGTCGAAGCCAGCGATATATTGGTTAGAGACGTCGAACCCGAAGAGTGGGCCGTCGGCAGTTGGGGCTATGTAATATTTGACGCCCACACTCTGCGGCTTGAGTGGGATGTAACCACCAGTGAGGAGTGCCAACTCGATCGCGCTTGGCGACTTGCCGGCAACACCGATAGTGATCGTCATGTCCTGGTTGTCTTGGATGAACACCAGCGAATTACCACTGAAAACCAGATCAAAAATTTCCTTCGCGTGAGGCAGCGTGCCATCCCAGTGGTTTGCCCCGATCTTTGCCCTGAGCAGTGTTCGATAAGTCTCATTGTCGAGAGTGGTGATACCGCTATCGGGATCAAACGGCCCCTTCCATGCACCTTGATCAAACCCGAGACCGGGCGTGTCCAGCGCGAAATAGACATTGGTCAGCGGTGTAGCGATGTTCCTTGATACCCCAACCCACAAGCCAACGTCATCGAGCTGGGCATCAAGGGCGCCATCCAGATCGAACGCTGCAGGCAGTCCAGCTGAAGCCAAGTTGGCGTCCAGGAAGCACTGCGCAACCATCTGGACCATCGCCATGAATTTCGGCTTGTCGGAGTGTTGGCTGGTTATTTTTCCTGTGTAATCCGTGATGTCGGCCATATCAGGTCACCGTCAGGACAATGCTCGCAGGCGTACAAGTTGCCGCCTGATTGAATGCGAGAGGCACATCAGGAGTTCCTGCACCGCCAGGTCCTGAAAGCGTAAGGGCAGTCAATTTGAACGTGTTGCTGCCTGGAATGCTGTTGGCGACAGTAAGCGCGTCTGCCCATTCAACGGTGCCGCTTGGTCCGCCGCCAATGGCAACCTGGTTCACGTAATCGGAAATAGCTTGCTGACAGGCCGCGCCGGCTGCGGATGTGTATCCGGGCAAAGCCTTGATGGACACCGTTCCCGTGATGGCAGCATAGGTGGGCCTAAAAAAGTTGATGGTGATTGGAATGCCGTAGGCATCGGGCACGGTCACAGAGGTCGTCCCGTATGTCCCTCCGCCAGGGCCTTTCTTGGAGGCGATTGCCATCGCTATAGCTGTTGCATCGCCGCCCTCAACAATCATGGCCAAGTGATTACCAGGGATGCCGTTTGCATCGGTAACTTTGGTGTCGTTGTCATAGGGGGCATACCTCGTAACCCCGGCGACTCCAGCCACCGCACCGACTGTACCCTCAAGCACCGTGCGCGATGGAAGGGCCGTAGATGTTTTCTGCCGGCTGCGCAGCGCTGCATCAGTCTCGACCGGGGCACCAGCCGTCGCATTACCTACGTTGTTCACGCTTTGCCAGCCCCTGGTGGAGGTCACAATCTTGTTGATCTGGCCAGCGCCGGCAGTGATCGCGCCAACAGATGTGCAGATGGCCGTGACGATAATCATCCCTGACAGTGGAATGATTACGGTCGCTGGCAGAGCCCATTTGTAACCTGCCAGATCCTGAGCAATGCCGTTGGTGATGACAGTCCCGGCCTGACCGATGATCGTGAGATCGGCTTGCGAATTCGTGGGTATCGCGCGTGCAATGCCGTTGATCTTCACGTTGCTCGATAGCGCGGCTTTCTGAGCTGTCGAGGGCGAGAACGACAAATAAGAGCCAATGGTTGCGGCGTTGGCATCACTGGCGGCCAGGGCAATCACGGCGAGAAATTGACCGTCCTGCGAATCCGCCTCAAGGTAAGTGTCAGCGCCGTAAATCGATCGGTATTTCGACTGTAGATAGGCCAGAATTTCGGCATACGTTGGCGCTGTGATGCCTGTCGCGGTGATCGTCGCTGCAGTTGGAGAGGCCATTTAGAGTGTCTCGCTGATGGTCGTCTGCCCGTAGTCCGTGGTGACTTCCACCGTCGGTGTGAATTTCCGGGTATCGGGGTCGACATTGCTGTCGTAACTGTCGATCTGGGTCAGGCCTTGAGTGCCAAGAATTCGCTTTTGAATAGCGCCGTCACGAGTAGCTGCTGTTCGCTCACCCAGAACTTTCGACTTCCATGGCATACCCTCTGTTTTGTCGAGGAACCACTCGCCTTGATCAAGCTTCAACCTGGTGCTGACCGCCTGCGCCACTGTCTCCGGGGAATCGCGGTGGAAGTCGGCTTGCTGGTTGCCGAATGAATAGTCGCCATTGGCGTCGAGCTTTCGGTAGCGCATATCAGCCGCCCTTCACCGTCGTGGTCATATGGGTGTTGTCCATTTGCTGGTTGGGAGCCCCAGCGCCCGCTGATGCGTGGGTGTGAGTATTGAAAAGAGCCTGGAATGCCTCAGTAACAAACTTCAGCAAGGTCTGGCCAGCCGCGGCCAGATGGATAATTGGCGCGGTCACAATTGCGGAGGTCGACGACGTGACATTGACTGGGGCAGTGGTTGTGATGTTGATCGTGTGCGTGGCTGAGTCGACCTCAACAAACGCTGCACCGTCGTCGGTGCGCAACTGGGCTGCCGTGGTGCTGATGCTTGGAATCACCCTGGGTAATGATCGAAAGCCCAGCAGCGCGAAGCCGTCCGAAAGGTCGTGCATGCGTAATTCGGGCTGCACCTGTACGCCACCTGACTGCCACCAGGCGTCAATGCAGCGAGACGAGAACACAACCAGGCATTCGTCCTCTTCCTTCACAGGAAAGGTCAGGATGCATCCGCCACCTGCTGGAAACTGAACCGGGCAATCAACCAACAACGGCAGCTCTATACCAGTTACCGCTCCTGTCTCGTCCCGGATCTGTCCGATGATTGCCGGCTGAACCGTGCAAGTCATAGACTCCGGATCGAAGGACTGGATAATTCCCGGGATGGCTGTCTGCAATTTCGACTGCCACCCACCAAGAGCGACCGTCAGTGCGACAACGGGGTCGTTCATACGCTCGCGTGAATCCATGGAGAGTCACCATGAGAAAGTTGATTTTGATTGGCATGCTGATAGCGCCGGCGATGGCCAGCGCTGAAATCGTGTACGTGCAAACCGCTAAGGGGCATCAGTGCATCGGGGATAAATTCCTTATCGCCGCACCACAGGAGGTGCTCTACCAGGACCGTCAGTGCGACCTGCCGCTGGCCCACGCAAAGGACATGCGCGCCTACACGTTTGCGAGCGGCGCGGGGCCGGCCTTAGCCCTCAAGGGATGCTGGGGCAAGCATTTGGACGGCTCGTATCTGGTCGTAAGGCAGGATGGTAGCGAGAGCTTTGCGCCCCCCAACGCCTACGTCACCGCAGTCCTGGCTAAAAGTGGAACCGCGACGGTAACAGCGTCACCGAACCAAGGCTCTCGCTATGCCCAGGCCGTTGGGATGTGCCCTTAACCGTACGGCTTGACCGATCCGACTGGGCCGACGCCGCCCGTTTGAGGCAGCAATCCGAGAGGTACCGTTGAATCGATCGCAAGGCAAATGGTGTCGGTGTACCAATCGTTTCCACGGGTGTCTCCGTAGTGGTCGACAACAAATGCTTTATAGAACCCGTCGTCCGCAATCTTCGCCTGTTGCGCAACAAAGTTGTTTGATGTGCCTGCATTGACACTCAGGCCAAATCGGTACTGCTGAATGCTTGAATTGTCGATGTGTAGCTGCTTGCCGATCCGTATCCCCGGGTTGAGTAGCGTTCGAACGTTGATGCCGTTCTGCGTTTGCTCCGGCAGACCAATCATGCCGGTGGCTGAAGTGATGACGACCGCTTCACCTGGTAGATAGGCATTGTTCGGTATCAGCGTCAGCTTCCCGTCTTGAATGCTCCAGCTCACGTCCTGCGTTTTGCCAAGGATGTCGAGAAAATCTCGAGTCATCCCATAGAAGACTTTCCCGCGCGGAAGCTTGTTGGTCGACAAGGCCGGTGACTCGCCCATCGTAATGCCGCGGGATGCCATCGACTGTAGAACCTGCTCAAGGTGATCCTTCGCCGTCGAGCCTGCCGCAAGCGTCACATTCATCACAGCGAAGTTGTAGGCGCTATCGCCATCCGCCGCCGTGAGGTCGAGGTAGGTGTCGGTAGGGCTCTCCCGCCCGCGCCTGGCCTGTTTGATCGTTCCGTCAAAAATGATCCCGTAGCTGCCTGCGTACCCAGCTTGAAGAACAACCCGGGTGAACTCCCGCTGAACCCACTTCACAGTGTTTTCGCTCAGGTTATAGATCCGGATGTCGGCTGAGTTGGGGGTTCTGAAGTCACCCCGACGGACCGCAAACCGAATGCGCATATCAGAAAGATCGAGCGCCTTTTCATCGTTGCCGATCTTCAGGCTGATTTTTCTCAGGTACTGGGGAACGCTCATTGTTACTCCGTGAACCAGTAGAGGTGCGATCCGACGCCCAGGTTATCGAACGTCGGCACAGCATCAGGATCGTCTGTGGTTTGCACCCAAAGCACACCGTTGAACCCCAGATAGGCGTATTGCTCAAGCAGGTTGACGCCAGTTACCAGAGGTATTCCCTGAATAATCGGGTTGCCGCTGATATCGGAAATATCCACCACCCAGCCCAGACCCTCGGCGTTCCGCCACTGCACGGTGAACCTGTATTCAGTGCCGGATAACGAAACGGTGAAGGTTTGAGAGTTCGGCGTCAGCGGGATTTCAAAGTTGGCCATGGGCTTATCCGTTGGGTGGCTGCCATCCGCCAGGCGCTGGGACACCGACTACTACCTGCTTTGTGCCGGTGTCCGATGTTTCAGCGGTCGATTCCGGCTGCGCCTGGTCATCCTTGGGCGGCAGCGTTGTCGCCTGGGTTTCAGTAATGAGGATCTGCTTGAACACCGCCGTCACCATCAGCGTGTATTCACTGGTTTGATCAGTGGTTACGCCAAGGCTGCGCATCAGCATGTTCGTGTAGAGGCGCTTCCCCGTTGCGACATCGAACGGTACGCGTGACTCCTGCAGCGCCAGTAGTTGGTTGTAAATCCCGGAAACATAGTCGGAGCCGAACGCATCGCCGCCCTGAAGTGCCGTGATCAGGCCCTTCACACCACCGAGCACACCGGCAAGGCTGGCATTGCTCCAGCCGCATCGGATCAGTAGATCCGGCGGCTTCTTGAAGGCGTGGTCGGTGATGTTTGCCCCAAGCTCGACAGGGTGCTCGGTGATGTGCAGCTCGTCGTTGCCAATTTCCTCCAGGGTTACGTGCGCAACGATGGTGTCGATCGAGCGCTTTGGATCGATGGTGATGAAGCCTGCAAAGTTCGGCATGTCATTGCACCGCCGTATTCATGTTGCGGACGATTTGTTGGTTGACTTGGTTCTGAGCCCCACTCACCGCTGTCGCAGTGCTGGCAGGGTCGGAGGCACCGTTGACGGTGATGTTGGTCGTCTGGTTGAGCTGAGCAGCCAGGGCCCCGCGCGCCGATGCTTCGCGCTCCGTATCCTTCGGCCGCTCGTAGTGGCGCGATACAACAGCGCCAGCGTCCTCGGCGTTTCGAGTAGCTTTCAGCAGGTTACCGGCCTTCTTTTCCGCCCCTTGGGTAAGTTCGTAATGGACAAACTCAAGTTGCTTCACCAGGTCAGCACGGTCGTCCTTGATATCGAAACCAGCCCACTTCTCAAACTCGCGCTGGCGGTCGTCATGCCACTGAGCAACACCACGGGCGCGGCCCCAATCACCTCGGGCTTTCGGATCGAAGTTGCTTTCGGCGGCCAGGTTGGCCGTGATTCCGGCGGATTGTTCCTTCGTCCACCCCATCGACTCGAAGAAGTCAGATACGAAGTTCGACTTGTCCTTGTCGACGTCCTGACTTTTGCGCCAGGCATCAACCATGGTGCGCTCGCGCTCGGCCTGCTCTGGTGTTTGCTGCTCTTCAGGCGGGAGCCCCTGACTTGCCCTGATCTTCTTGACGATGTCGTCCTCACCGACATTGAGCGAAGGCGAATAAAGCATTGCAGCAGCGCCGGTCAGTGGCGTAAGGATGGCAGCAGCACCGGAAAGGCCCCCAATTGCGCCCCCCAAACTTAGAAACGATCCGGCCAGCCGTGCAATGCCGCTGACAAGCGATAGCGCACCAAGCGCATTTAGCAGCCCGAGCAAAACGATAATGCGAGTGCTCCAGCCGTCTGTAGCCTCATCAAGTTTGACGAAGAAATCCCAAATCTTCTGGAGGTACGGGCCCGACTTCTCGGCGAAATCAATCAGCTTGACCGCGATATCAGCAATCCGGTCCGCGATCATCGGGCCGTTCTGCTGGAACAACACCGAAAAGCGCTGCAGGTCTGGTCCCAGCTTGCCCATCAAGGCCGCCTGGACCTGAATCGAGAACGTTTCGAACTGCAGCCCAATGCCTCGCAGCACCTCCATGAACGAGTGCGCGTCCTTGGTGGCCTGGTCTAGGCCGCTGTCCTTGAGCTTCTTCCGATTCTGTTCAAGCTTGGCGCCAAACTTATCGTCCATGGCGGCACGCAACGTGCGCTCATCGATGCCGAGCACGCCAGCATATTGATTCGCCTGGTACCACGGCATCGCCTTGAGCTTCTGGCCGATGCTGACCAGCATGTCGGCGGTGTCTTTCAGGTTGCCGTTGGCATCACGCGTCTGAACCCCGATCCCTTTTAGAAAGTCTTCGCCGCCCGGGTTGTCGCGAAGAAATTTGGCGATGCCCTCGATCGAGCCGCGGGCCTCATCCGCTGACGCGCCGAGGTCGCGCGCGGCATACTCGGCTGATTTCAGGCTTTCAGCTGATGACCCAACCCTTTGGGATGCGAAATACAGCCCCTCAAGGTTGGACGCGAAAGCCGATACACCCGCCGCTACCGTGAGCGATGCACCAGCGATTACCGTCACCAGCGTGATAACGCTTTTGGTTGCGGTGTCGATACCGTTTACAAATTCCCTCGAGCCCTTCGGATCAACCTTGAACCCCAGGCTGACCAAGAACTCTTTTATGACGTCTTGATCGGCCATTTAATTCTCCAAAGCCCTGCGCATCCGCTCCTTGTTTTCGGCGCGGACCAGTATCGAATCATTCATTTTTGCGATGTCGGAAAGGTCTAGAGTCCCGTCAAGCAGGGACTCATAGCGGCACATGCCTTCATGGATCGGCATCAGCAGAAAGTCTTCACCGTTGGGCATCTTCGCGAGTTCGACCGTCAGCCCTTGGGAGTGCTCCGGCCGGTAAGCATCCCTTGTAAGAAAGGGCCCAGTGACTCGGTGATCACGCGCACCGCCAGCTTCATCATTACGCCCAGGTCTATATCGTCGAACATGCAGACGTTTTGGCTGGCATTCCACACGGGGAACCAGCTTGTACCCTGTTTGCGCTGGACGACGCCCAGGCAGGTCGAAAGGATGAACTCTGCAGCCTCATCAGGCATACCCGCGATGCCGTCGGCAAATGGCTGAAGCATCTCAGCCAGAGCGCCTAAGTCACCGCTGAGAGGTGCCAGATCACTGGAACCAGCCCCATCGGCTGACTCGCTCGCGCTCTTCGCGTCCCTCGCCGCAGACTGCAACTTCAGGAACACAGGGATCAAGGTGGGGATCATCGGCGCCACTTTCCGAGACAGGTGGAACTGCTGAAAGGCGTTCAGCTTGCCGATTCGAAAGGAATCGGCGCCCAGTTCAAATTCGCTCATCAGTAAGTACCAAGGATTGTGTCGATTTTGATGGAGTCAAAAACCCACTCGACGATATCGCCGTCTTTCTTGTAGCTCAGGTCCGGTGCTTTCTTGAATGCGCAGCTGCGGCAGCCCGTCGCATCACCGCTGGCGCTGTTCGTGACTGTGATGACGTTCTGGCCCCACAGCGAAGAACTGAGGCCCTGTGCGTCATACAGGGCCATCAACTTGGCGTTCGTTGGGGAGGTCTTGAGATAGCGCAAGGTTACGGTCCCAGACTTTGCGGCGTGCAGCGAGTGCATGCCTTCGCCATCGGCCCCGGTGAGCATGGTGTTCTTGTCGTCCACCCGGGAAATCGTAATACCCTCTTCGGCGTTCGCCGAGCCAGCGCCCAGGTCGATTACAGCACCAGCACCGACCAGGGTCGCGTTTACATCGAGAAAGCTATAAGTGGCCATAAGTGATCAGCTCCGATCAGCGGTTGACGTTGACGATGACGTCGACGAAGTGGACGGCACCGGCCAGTTTGATGGCGATCTGAATTACCGGAGCCTTGCGCGCTTCGCGGTCTGCCTGGGATTGCGTATCGACCGGCGCGGCATAGACGTAGTAGCCCTTCGTGAGGTACTGGCCTGTGGTGATCGCACCAAACGCTGGCCCGCCCCATTGACCTGGTGCAACGAGACCGTTGGTCACCGCCTGATCCAGGCGGGCTTCCAGAGTGGTGACGATCTGGTTAATGCCGGAGTTCGTCTGCGGAACTTTGTTCTGACTGGTGTAAAGCAGGTTGTAGACGGCGGTTTGCAGATCGTTCTGCAGCCAATCAAGGCCATGCACTTCGTCGAAGAAGTACCCGTTGCACATCACGCCTTCCTGGATGATGGCCGTGTCGTTGTTGTAGTTGACGAAAACGTTGCAGTTTTTGTCCTTCAACGCGGAGGCTTGGCCTTCCGTCAAACTCTCGGCGGCAATGCCGGGTTCCTGCTTGAACTTCAGGGTGATGGTCGTTTTATTGCCTTGGAAGTTCACGGTGAATGCCCGACCGAACATCGATGCGGCGGCATACGGCGTAGCGCTTGAGAACTGAGTAAACGTGCGCTTGTAGTTCGCTGCTTTGAGCTTGCTGGCGATGTCCGTGGTGCTGACCGGATCGAGAGCCAGTGAATTCTGCGTGGTGTAGCCGAAAATTCGGCTTTGACCGGCCCCCTCAACGTAGGCGGCGGAAGCCAAGACATCAGCCTCGGCCAATGCCGAATCAGCTACAAGCAAGCCATACCAGTCGTTCGACATGCCAGCGAGGCGCGAAATGGCACTGACTAGAGATTCTGCGATTACACCATTCACTGGGGCCGAAGCCTGACCCGATTGCAGACCAAGCAATGCCGACACGTCCACGCCGCTGGCAGGAACATCTGCATAGCTGATCGTCGAGGTAGCACCGGTAGTAGCACTGGTGGTCTCGAACCGGCTTTGCGTGGCGTTCCACACGCATGTGGCTGCGGATGCCAGCTTCGTGGTAATTGCAGACGCCACGCCATTCAGGTTGGTGACACCCGACAGATCGATTGCCGTCAGGGTCTTCAGCGTGCCGTCGACGGTAATTTTCATGCCACCGGCGGTGACCGCAGTGAAGTTGGCCAGGGCTTGCTGAGCTGTCGACAGCACCGCACCTTTGAGAATCGCAGCCGTAGCAGTCTTCGCCCAACGCCCGACGTAAACGATAGAAGGCTGCGGCGATTGACTGAAGAAGTAGTTGCAAGCCAGATATTCAGGGGCAGAGGTGCCGAAATCGCTTTCAACGCCACCAGGCGCATAGGGCCGCAAGCCCTCACTTACATCGATAACAGGGGACGAACCGAGGACCAGCAGCGCGCCAAAATTGCGCGTAGCAGCTGCCTTCGGAGACATGACGATCTGGACGTTCACGACGTCCGAAATGGCAAGAGTCTGCATTGCTTTCTCCGGGATTGAATCAGACGACGATCAACGGATCTGCCGACAGGATGTTGAGGACTGGATAGACGCGAACCACTTGGCGGCGCATCTGGATAAAGAGGTCGTAGCGGCGCACCCACTGCTGATTGACCAGCTCGGGCACAGGGCGAATATCGGAAGCACCGACGAACGCCATGCGAAGTGCTTTGATCGCTTCGCTGTTTTGGGGAATGAAGATGCCGTCGCGCAAGATCGAGGCGTAAGCCTGGGCCTGCGGGCCATAGAAAGTGCACAGCACGTTCAGTTCTTCGTGCATCTGGTAGGTGTCATGCCCGTCATCGGTGCCGTCATGAACGACGACCGGGTTGGCGACGGTTTTTGTTTCGTGGACGCCGATCGCGCACCAGTTGATTTGGGGCTCGGGCTGCTTGGGGGGCTTCGGCTGCCAGCGCGGCCGGACAAATTGGCCGGCCAGACCGCTGATACCCACCACCATCGCCTGCAAAACATCTTCGAGCTGGTCGTCTTCTGGTGGCGCAGGCGACCCCGCCGGTGCGAGGTAGCCACCGGTTGCTGAGGTATTCGCCATGGGTTATCCCGCCAGAGGAAGAAGATCACAGGTCGCGCTGACGAAGCCACGGCCGAAGTGCTGGTAATCGTTGATGTTCGAGACGGTGTATTTCTTGCCGCGCCAGGTGACGATATCGGCAGTGATATCGCCCTCACCGGCGGTCAGCGGGAAGATGGTGTGGATGGTGATAGAGCCCTTCTTGCGCTCCAGCCCAGCCAGACGTTCAAGGAAGTCGCCTTTGTCGCTGGTAACGACACCGGCGAACGTGGTGTTGACGTCGCTGGTGGTGGTCCTGCCATTTTCCCCGACCGTCTGAACCGACCTGGTGCAAACCAGTCCGGTATCCATAAAGTCAGGGTCAAGCAGGATGTCTGACACATCGAGATTGGCCATGGTCAGTCCTTCTTACGGATCACGTAGGTGATGGAGTTTCGCAGCTGACCTGTGTCGATCAGCGGCTTGACACCAGTCCGACCGCGCTTGCGGCGAGCCGCCAACGTGGATTTCTTCAGCTCTTCGAAGATGCCATTGTTGATTTCGAACTTGGCCCCGGCCTGGGCTACCAGACCGGTTGCGTTGAGTTCGACGTCAACCTTTTCGGCGTTGCCGTCCATGGCAGCTTTCGCAGCCTTCTGAAGGTGGTTGTTGATTTTGTCCTGCGCGTGCGCGACACCAGGAATCAAGAAAGGACGCGGCGGAATATTCGAAGCCGGCGCGCCGTATTCATGAATGTATCCAAGCTGGGCGTTATTGATGGGCTCATCATCACCCTCTTCACGCTCAGCTTTTGTTGCAGGAATGCCCACCATCACCTGTTTGCTGGCGAGCTCCTGAATGGATGCCAGCACCTGTGCCACATTGTCGGTGGTGATCTTCATGCTCACAGCTGGATCCCCCCAGTCCCGACCATGCGGGCAAATTGCAGGTACTGGATGCCGTAGGTGGTCAGGTTGAAGAACCCGCCGTCCTGAAGCGCTACAGCACCTGTGTCATAGCCCGCACTGACCTTGTCCACCGACTTCGACGTCAGTGGGCCTTTCACTTGCCCGCCAGCACCACCGACAGCCGCCGCAAGCTGGTTGCCGGCGGCAATGGTGAGGTTATGGGCAACGAACAACTCAAGGCCGATGTCCAGGTAATCGCACCACCGATCAGGGTTGAGCGTTTTCTGCCCCAGATTCAGCCACAGATTAACGGCTGAATCCGGGTACTTCGTGGTGTCGGCAAACTCCGGGAAGTCCGTGCGGAACTGGGTGGCATCCATGATTTACCCCAGATTGACGGGCTTCGCCGGCGCTGCATCAGAAGAGGCATTTGCCGAAGAGTCTGCGGCAGTATCACCTTCCGCAGAATCAGACGCTTGGGCCTCAGTGGATGCCGCCTGAATAGCCTTGGCCTGCTTGGCCGTCACCACTTCGGTGTTGGCCTTCACATACCAGTGCTCCGCGATATCGTCCTCAACCTCTTGCAGGCCGGCTTCGAACTCGCGGATACCGTCAGCCAAATTCAGCTTGAAGGATTGGAGCACATTGAGAAATTTCATGGCGCTCTCCAGTTAGATGCCGTCACGGTAGCCGACAGTTTCCGGGTAAACCACTTCGGTGACGCCCAGGCGGCCGTAGTAAGTGGTGATCTGACGAATCCCGCGATATTCCAGCGGGGTGCGTTGCAGCGGTACCAGAGGGAAGCGAACGCGATCCTTCTCGTTGGTGTACGCCATCATGCGGTCAGTACCCGATGCGCCACGACCGGTCAGCCATTTCAGCGGCTGGATGTTCAGCGGACGGCCGGTCAGGGCGTTGGTCAGGCTGTTGATACGCAGGTACTCGATAATCGAGATATTGCCCGCGCTGGAAACCTTCCGGCTTACCAACTGGCTGAACTTGAGCGGCGGCAGGCGCAGCTCGGCAGGACATACAGCAAAGGCCGATGCCGACCAGGTGCTGTTCAGCAGATCGTTCACGTCGGCCAGGATCTGGTCTTCGGTCGCGGTTGCCCAGTTGCCGGTGACGGCGTTGCTGACGTTGGTCACTACCGAAGAGTTGACCAGGCCGGTTTCACCCAACTCGGTATCACCGATGTAAACCTGCTCGTCGGTGTCCATGTTGTGCTTGAGCTGCAGGCCGGAGAACTTCTGGCTATCGACCGGGCGGCCAAGCTGCATGGCAGATGCCAGCTCAGGCAGCGTCCAAGAAAGCTCCATACCCCAGAGGGTCAGAGGTTTCGGGGTCTTGCCGATGTCCAGTGCCAGGCTGGCGATCGAGGTGGAATCCTTGCCGATCCACGCCTTACCGGTGGTGCTGGTGCCGCCGACAGATGCGAAGGTGCTGTTGGTGAAGCTGGAGACTTCGTCGGCGATGCTGACGTCTTCACGCAGCTGAATATCGCGGCTCCAGGTTACGGTGGCCAGCGGGCCATGCAGCGTCTGGTCGAGGCGCTCCAGCTCGCCGACCAGGAACACGCCGGTGGAATCGATGGTCTGGGCGTCAAACGTCATGAGACCGTCGCGAGTGTGGACGCGCTTGTAGCGCGGCAAAATCAAGTTGCTCATCGAGCGTTCCCCTTAGATGTTGTAAGCGATTTCGACGTTGCCAGAGGCATCGGCGGCGCCCATGAAAGACGCGGTGGTGATCGCGACGGTGTTGGTGCTGTCGGCGGCGGCTTCGATACCACCAATTGGCTTGCCGGCAGCAGCAGCCGCGACACGCACATAGACCTGGCTGTCTTTCGACGCAGTGCCGGCGTTCAGCTTCACGGTCATGTAGCCGCGGCGCAGGACATCAGCAACGCCCTTGGTCTGTGGTGTTGCAGTGCCCAGCGGATCAGAGCCGGAACCACCAGTGATCGGATAAGGCCGGGCAAACAGGCCGTATTCAGCACCAGCGGCATCGCCCGCACCGAATGGAACGAACTGGCCGCTGGCGATCTTGCCGAACAGGCCGTAGCCCGCAAACGGCAACGAAGGATTCAGGAACACAGGCTCAATCGTGGCCTGGCTGGCGCGAGTTACGTCGCCGGGAATGCCCGCAGGCATCCGATACAAAAATGCGTTGCTCATCGGGTCTTTCCTCAGTTACGGCTCTGGTTCGGAGACCAGAACTCTCGGTTGCGCTTATTGATCTCTTCCACGCTCAGCGGAGCGCGGCCAAAATCCTTGGTGTTGATCGAGGTGCGGTTGCCGGCGCTGTTGTTCCTGGCCTTGGCCAGTTCGGACGCACCGACGAACACCGCCGAGACCTGATCCGCGGTGAGCTTCGAGATGTCACGGCCAATCAGGAACGGTTCAACGATGGTCTTGCCGTCAGCGGTTTGCAGAGCGGTGGTCAGTGCCGCGCGCTGGCAACTGCAAATGTGATCAGAAGTTTTAACCTTGGCGTCGCGGGTGGCCAGGGTGAAGCCCGGCACGAGTACTTCAGCGCGGGAGCGAAGGTCGGTCATCACCTCTGCGTCACCGGTGTAGGCCATGCCCATCGCTTCGGGTGTCTTGTTGACGGGTTCAGGCTCGAGCAAGTTGTCTTTGGTCTTGCCGTCCTGGTCATCATCGTCGCCGTCCTCGGTGATTTTCTTCACCTCGGCTTCCATGTCGGCCATGCGCTTGTCCATGGACTTCATCGTTTTTAGGATGGTGGCGAGCGCGGCGGAATCGCCGGTTTTGGCTTTGCCGCCTTCATCCTTGTCGTCATCTTCTTCCTCGTCGCCGGTTTTGGCCCCTTCCAAGGCTTCTTCCAGCGCCGCTTCATCCTTCGCACGGAAGGCAGTCAGCACCCGGTCTTTCCAAGTGCGTTTCGTTTTTGCATCAGTCGTCTTGGCCACTTCGGAATCTCCAATTGCACATCGCGGGCCACAGCGGCCACGCTCTACCAGGGCTACGTGGTTTCCCACGATGTTCATCTGGCGGCCGCGACCGACCGCCAGTTGTTCGTAATCAGCGTCGTATCCGCAGGACACTTCGCGCAGTGGCTTCACTGGGGTTCCGGTGACAGGGTCATTGATGATCCTGACCAGCCCGATGGCCTCGGCGTCGGTGATCAGCAGGTCGGCGATCATCAAATCGTTTTCGATGCCATCGCCTTGCCGAACGTTTTGGGTGATCCCGACACTCAGCTCACGCCAGTTTTTCGGGGTCACGAAGTCATCCGGGTGGCTCAAGGTCACCGGTTTGCCTTCAAAGCTGGCAATCGTCTCGGGGCGGAACACCTCATCGGGGTTGCGCTCGATGGTCACAATGCCGCCGGCACCGCCTTGGACGATGGGGCCGTCGTCGTTGACCAGTTCGCTTTCGTCGTAAACGAGCGTCCCGGTTCGGGCGATGGGCACCGCTTCACACAGCAGGAAGCCCTCAGGCGTCATCCGCTGCCGAGCGCTCAACCGCTCAGGCGCAAACCAGCGCCCAGCTTCGTCTTGGGTTCTAACGTGCATAGGGGGTCACTCAGGGATAACGGGGTCGGGGTAGCAGCGGCAGTTCGGGAAGCAACCGGCGTGGCCGGTCATCTTGTCCAGGGTGGGGGGTGAGTCCCAACGAACGAACTTGCCATTCATTTCGGCGTGCGAGTGGCGCACGTCGCTGTCACCGGAGGTTCGCCAGATGTAACCCTCACTACCTACGGCCTTGGCGCGGGCCTCAGTCAGGGTTGCAGCCGTTCGGGAAACCTCAGTGCGCGCAATCAGCTTGGCCTTGCTCTCTGATACCTCGCCTGAGCGCTGTATCTCCTTAGCAATCTCGCTGGCCCTGGTGCCGTCCTCAATGCCCTGCAGGGTGAGTTCGTGCACCCGCTTGGCAGCGTCGAGCGGGATGCTCTTGATCAGCGTGACCTGCTCGGCCAGCAATCCCTGCATCACCATGCCTGTCGGGGCGGTGCGGATCTCCGTGCGCAAAGCCTGCGACATCTGCTCTGTCAGAGTTGCCCAAGCCTTGCGGTCCTGCTGGTTGACCTCGACGAGCATTTTGCTTGCCGTCGAGATTGCCCAGTCGTTCAACAGTTCGGAATACCGGTTGAGCATGTGCGAGATGGTCGGCTCAACCGACGGATCACCAGGCGGGAAGCCGTTGATGATGCTTCCCACCTGGCGCGCAACCTGCGACAGCGAGGACTGGTATTGCCGTTCGGCTCTACTCGTCCTGACCGGGTTCCGGCTTCGCCTCTTGTCCCGGGTTTTCAGGCGCATCGATCAGATCCTTTTCGCCGGGGACGGGTGGCGGCTCATCTTCAGCCGCCTTGATTTCATCGTCGGTGATGTTCGACCAGAGGCCCGTCGTGTTGCTGGACTGGCGCAGCTCTTTCAGGGCTGTGCCACGGTCAACAATTCCCGCATCGAACGCTTCAACAACAGAGTTCGTGTCCTTGGCGCCAATCTCGGCTTTCTCGGTGTCACTGAGTTGCCAGAGCGGCACGAAGTCGAACGCGAAGCCATCAGGCAATGGCTTTCCAAGCTCGGAGCGGGCAATGACGTCGCACAGCGTTGTAACGCCCGGGCGCAGGCACGAGTCCTGGTCAGCCTTCACGCTGTCGTAGTAGATACGCACGGAAGTGTCATCGCCGTTGCTGATCCCACCAGGCGATTGCCCGAAGAGAATGATGTCCGGTGTTTCAACAGCACCGCACACCTGCTCACTGAATTTGTCGATCAGGTCTGATAGACCGGCAAAGTTGTACTGATGGGACTCGAACTTGTCCTTTGCATCCATGAGGGTCAGCCCCTCGTTGGATTGCATCAGACGAATCATTTCAATCTGCTTTAGCAGCGCCTCAAAGGTGCGCCCGCCAGTTGCGATCAGTTCACGAAGCCCCTCAACCGAATAGGTGCGCAAGTGGGCCTTGTAGACCAGTTGCGCAGTGCCGGATGTGACGCTATCGAATGCCACAAGGCGATCCCACAGGCGTTCCAGCACAGATTGCCCCCAGCCGTTCTCAGCAATTCGCTGCCAGTAGGGAAGCTCAACCCCTTCGCGCCGAATAACCCGACTGTGGTGGATCTTCTGATTGACCAGCGCCTGGGCATCGGCAACCACGGTGTAATACTTCGGTTTTCCGAGGTCTGGGCCGTATTCAGTTACCAGATTTTCCAGCGATGGCTGCACAAGCCAGCGGTCGAGCACCAGCAGGCCTTTGAACTGGCCTCTACCGATCGATTCAAGGCGCAGTGGGGTTTCAGGCTTCTGGCCATCGATCAGCATCACGGCGATGGAGCCACCGTAGAGGCGCGACCACTTTTCGTTGTCGCCGAGGCTTTTCCAGATTTGCAGCCGCTCAAACGCCCGGGACAACTTGTCCTTTTCCTCTGGCGGCATGATCGAGTTGAACTCGATACCCTCGCGGGTCATGTCCTTGGCCCGGCAATCAACAGAGCGCCCAGCCAGCCAGCTCGACCGGTAAACCGCTTCCATCTGGATGCGGTTACGGCTGACGAAGTTGAACCCGTAGCTGCTGTCGCTGTGCTGGTTGTTGGTACCCAGCCCTACACGCGCGGTGAAGTTTTGGAAGCTGTCGCCCGTCATGAACGCCTTGCGCGCAGCGTCGGTCTGCTGGTTTACCTTCGCAGCCCGAGCGCTCAACTGATGCTTTTTGCTCATTCTGCGAGTCTCTTCCAGATGTCGATGGACCTGGCCGCCGGCTGATAACAAATCATCACGGAGTCAGCGAGGTTTGGTGATTTCGTGCCCTCGGGTGCCTTGTCGATGACAACCTTGCCCACGGCATTGATCGTGTACGTGGGCTGAGAGAGCTCCATGGTCAAAAGCGATAGCTCGGCCAGATCAGGCGATATCGAAATCAGTTCGTCCGGATCGAATGGCATCCCCTCGACAACGGCACGATATGTCGCCTGAAATCTCATCCTCAGCGACCACCAGGACTGAGCCTTGGCGTTGGCGAAGAAGTCCTTGTTTAAGCGTTCCTTGACCATCTGGCCTTCGGGGTCGTGGACCCCACCAGAGCCGCGAAACGGCTGGTCGTTGATCTGCTGAACACCCTGTTCACGGCGCAACTCGTTGATCACCCGGGCATCACCGCGAACCCCGGCGCCAAGTCCATCGGCGTCGTAGTCGAACATTTCGTATTGGCGTTCATCGCAGATCGAAAAAGCCTTGACCACTGTGGCGTAGATATCGCCACCCTTACCGGACCAGGACTCAAGGAAGTCGAGCAGGAAACCGTGCCGCCCGGCAAAGGCGTTCTTGTCGATACCTTCATCCGCGACGTCGAGACCACCACGGCGCATGCCGGTTGGTTCGATTCCAAGCTTCAGATGTGCGCCGATGGCCGCTTGTACCCAAGCTGACGGGATCACCACGCCCTCAACCGAGGCTGCGTAGTTGATGTCGATCTCTTGAGCGACAGTGACGGGGTCCAGGTCGTTTACCTGTTTCTCGTACCAGGCGTCATCCTTTCGCGGATCATCCCGCCAGTGGAACGTGAAGACTTTTATTTTTCCGCTGTGCCGGCGCTGGGCGAACGAGTTGCCCATGCCGTTCGGTGTCGACACGTCTTGCCGGCAGTTAGTGGTGGCTGACAACGAAGCGTCGACCAGTTGAGGACGCTCAAGGAACGCCGACTCGTCCACGATGTAGAAGCTGGTCCGGTCGCCCCGGCCAATGCCGTCACCAGACTCACCGGTGATCACCGATCCGGAATCAGGGAACAGGATTCGCATGTGTGGCGCGTGCTTACGGTCGTTCCAAGTGCCCCGGAACTCTGTCGGCAGTAGGCGCATGAACGTTCGCGCCTTGTCGAACAGCGACTTTGGAGAGCCGATCTTGTCGACGTACTCCTCTTTGCGGGAGCCGAAGCCCACAACGAATCCAGAGTTGAACATGCACACCGTCGAAGCCAGGCCGATGGTCAGCCAGGACATTCCCATGTCCCGGGTCTTCTCGGTGATCCCGGGCTCTTGGTTGCGCCAGCGGTCCATGAACCATTCAATCCATTCCTCCTGTCTTGGGAACAGCAGGAACGGGATGGATGCAGGCAGGCCGCGCTCAACGTTGCGAGGGTCGGCGGTCATGCCCCAGTCGATGATGAACTGGGCGGGGTTGTCGCGGTAGAACGTGCGCAGCGCTGGGAGCACCGTTGGATCTTCACGGATGCGCGAAAGCCGCTCAATCCGCCATTCGAACACCTGAAGGTAATCCGGCTTTTTGAAGTCGAACGGAAATGGGATGGGCATGCTATCCGCCTGACATCAGTTTCTGATAAATGCGGGCCGCTTCTACCGGATCCGTGGTTGTAGTTGTGATCGACTTGAGGGGGCCGCCACTCGGGTCGCCGATGCCAAGCTGCTCGCGGAAAGCGTTCACGTTGACGTGCTTGCCGAGCAACTCCAGGTTCTTGACCTTGTCCGGCCATTTGATTTTTTTCAGTATCCCGACCATGTCCCGGTCCTTGCCGGAGCCTTCGAACATTTCCGCCAGGTCGAAGCCCGACAGGTACTGGCGCCAAACCTTGGGCCATTGGCGAACCGGCTTGAAGGACATGTCGTCCTCAAGGATGTCGATGAAGTCCATCTGGTCAATTTCGGTGAGTCGCTGCAGCACATAGTCGGCGTCGACCTGGGTCCGCGTGCGGCGCTCGGCCTTGGCCAGCTCAATCGCCCCGACGATCTCGGGGCGCTGCATGAGCTGCCATGCCTGATCCTTGGCGCCTCGGGTGCTGTACCCGGCCCGGATGGCCGCCTGCGTAGCGTTCAGGTCAATCAAGTACTCGACTACGAATTGACGCTGCTTAGCTGTCAGCGCCATGGGAACTCCTTAGGGATTGCGCGGCGGGGCTTTGATTTGGCCGCTTCCCCCTATTGGTTGATATCCGCTTCTGCGCTCATAGCCGGGAAACTCGAAATCCTGCATGAAGATGTATTGCCGGCGCGCCCAGGCATACAGCACGACACCGGCATGCAGCGTCATGGAGAACAGTGAGGCGCCACCACCACGGAGCATGTCCAGCACCAAGCCGAACGCACCGATGGCCACCAGGTAGAACGCGGCAGCAAGCACCGGATGCTTGAAAACGTTGACCGCTCGCAGGTATTCCAACGCGGCCAGCACCACAAGGATGCAGAGCAGCGCGTCAATGCTTGTGACTATGGTGTTCATGTCAGGCACCTCGCGTTGAAGGGAACGCCCCTATTACCGCTTTGATGGCCGGAATGATGTTCATCGCGGTCAGGCCCAGGACAAAGGCCACTCCGCACAATAGGTAATCGTCCATTGCCATATCCAACTTGCGGGCGAGGAATGAAGTTACCGGCTGGGTGAGAAATATCGAGAAGAAGAAGCCCGTTAGGACAGCCGTAGCGGCTTGGCCTCGGGTCAGGTCCTTCAGGAAGCCTAGGGACAGAATTGCACCGATGAAGGACCCGGTGACAATGCCGTACTTCGCCAGCAGAACACCTGCGGCTGTGCTTGCTGGTTCAGCCATTTGGAACTCCGGAGGAATAAAAAAGGCCTCAGTGTGAGAGGCCAAAGCGCACCATGAAGAGGGGGAACGGCGCTGTGAAATGGTTGCGAGGGCTGGATTTGAACCAGCGACCTCCGGGTTATGAGCCCGGCGAGCTACCAAGCTGCTCTACCACGCATCTGAAATGAAAAAGCCCCGCACGATGGCGAGGCTGAATTGGTGGAGATGGCGACCCTGTCAGGTCGCTGTCGTGGCGTTTCCCTCCAGTCCCCACGCTGACTGTTACCCCTGCACGTTTCCGCCGGGCTTTGATCATCTCCGTAAAGCAAAAAACCCGACTCAATGGCCGGGTTTTTGGGGTGAATTCGCTCTAGGCGAACCTTTGCAACTTGCGAAAAAGGTATCAGAACACTCGCCAAATGGTCAAGCCACTCGTTTCGTGACGTCACCGATGCGCTGGCGCTGGCTCCAGTACTCGTTGACGCGGTCCAGGTAGAGCTGGTGCCGGTGCGCATTCTCTATGACGTCATGGCCCCATTCGTCGCGGTATGCAGCAGCGTAGGCCCGCATGCGGAGAAACCAACGGCTCAACTGCCGATCAGTCATAGCACTGAGGCGGTTCTGCAGCGCGATGACGGCACCCGTGCGACGAGCTGAGTAGCTGGCGGCCCGAGCATCAGCCACGGCCTCGCGGTCATGCCGATCCCAGCGGCACCAGCCATCATGCCGGCGCCCATCCATGCGAACGATCACCGCTGCAACCGGCTGCAAGGCTTTGGCGTCGAGCTTGTCCACAGCCTGGCAGATGGCGTTCCAGATCGGCGCCCAGTCCCGGGCCCAGTGGCTGACGTCGAGTTTCGCGCCATACCATTCGACGACGAACTCACAGACGCGGCCAGGGCCCCAGCCTTCGCGCCCGTAAACAAACGCCTGGTGGCTCTTGATCGCGGCCATGGCCATCCAGTAGGCGATTTCACGGCGGCGCTCGGAACACTCGGGCAGTTCGGTAGTGAACCAAACCAATCCGTGGGCAATGCCGATGTCCTGGCCGGTGGCGACCGGTGAGTAAAGTGCGTGCCCGAAATGCTGGAGAGGTTTGGGCAGCGTACCGATGGCGGACTGCACCAACCCCGAGGCGAACATGTGGGCGCACCGACCGTTGCTGTCGAGCATCGAAGGCATCGTCTCGCCAATGACGCGCCCCTTCTTACCCAGTGCCGCCCGGTCGGCCGCTGCCGCCAGTACGGAGTCGCGGCCTTCGTGCAGTGCGTCCCGCCAAGCCTGTCTCGCGCTGATAAGTTTCATAATTCTCCCCTTCCCCTCGAAGCGTAGTTCTGCGTAGTTCGGTGTTTCACTGGCAAACGGCTGGTAAACCGAGCCAGTAGAGCCTCAGGCCCATGTAGCAAAGGGCGCAAAAGGCGGTGAAGCCGGCGAGCAAAATTGTGTTCACGATGGTTTCCCCTCAAGCGGTACGACACGCACGGAAACGCCCGGGGTTTCCCCGAAGCGCTTGTTCATCGAAACGTTGGTGATCTGGACGTCGTCCTTGAAAACGATGCCGTTGATGCCGTCGCAGATCGCTTTCAGGATGTTGTCGATGTCAGGTTTTTTGGTTGGCTTGATCACGCCGGCCAGTGCCTCGGCGGTTTTCTTCTTCGACCAGGACGCGGCGACGGACACGCGAATGGCTAGCTCCATCAGCACGGGGCCGGCAATCAGCTCACGGCCCTGCATGGCCTGCTGTGCCGCCATGGAAATCAGGGTTTCGTAGTTGGCGGTCTTCTTCGGCGTGAACATGCGTGCATGCCCGCCGATGGTGCTGACGCGTGGCCTGCCCTTCCCCACTGGCTCTGTGGGCACGAAGAACGAAACGGGCTTGAAGTTATCCACGGGAACCTCCGCTCATGTGATCAGCCAAAGCGCCCATGAAACCTCCGGACTCATCGCGAGCCTGGGAGCAACCGGGACAGTGGCAGCCGAGGCACCAACTGCCCTTACCTCGGTACTCGTGAACAGGATCGGTTTCTTGCTGGCCCTTGCAGTCGCGCTGACCGCATACCGGACATGGTTTCGGCTCGTTACGCATGTTTGTCTCTCCGGATGTTGAGTTTGGCCAGCAGCATGGCGCGGGCGGATTGGGGGTTGGCTGGGATGCCCTGGGCGATGACCAGTGCTTCGGCTTCCTTGCGGGAGTGCTCGAGCTGGACCTGTTCACGCGGCCGGGTGCTGTCGTGGCCAAGGCCCTTGGCAATTCGGCCTTCGAGTGGCTGGCCGGTCTGGGCGCGGCGCACGACGATGGCGTAATTGCGTTCGAAGCGTTGGCGCAGTGCTTTGTCGCCCTGTCTGGCCGAACGTAGGTCGAACGTGCTGGTGGCTTCTGCGGCGATTCGCACAGCTGGGTGGCTGTAAACACCGATCAGGGCTTCGTCCCATGCTTGCGATTCAGTTGGCAGCCCTGGCACTTGCAGACACATGGCACGAAAGACGTTCGCCGGCGGTGGCCAGTCGAACTCGGCGCCTTTGTCGACTAGAGCGTTCAAGCCGTTGGCGATTTGCCTTCCATTCAGCCCCTTGAGGACCGAAGCCCACGCGTGGTTGGGATCAGCTGATACGCCGAAATTCGCCGTCCAGCGGTGCCCGTACATGTCCACCATCTTGATCCACAGGCTGTCCATCAGGCTCTGCGACAACTTCTCGGGCTTCTCGGTCGGCAATGGCGTCTCTGACCTGGTCACCAGCTGACCTTGAGCCTTGTCGACCATTGCGTTGATTTGATTTGGAATCACGGCCGGCTTGGTCTTGGGCAGTGTTTTCAGGTCGAGCGTGTCCATGGGTGGTTCTCCCAGAGGCTTGTGTGTTGCGAAGATCGCGCTTCATGGCCATGGCGAGCGCGTGCTCCCACTTGGCGTGGGTGCGGTGTTCGTCGGGGGAAGCGATCCAAAATGATTTGAATTCGAGCAGTAGGTCGGCGTTGAGCGTCTGGCCTGCCATTGCGTTCATCGTCAGCACGGCGCTGAAGGACTTTTCACAAGGCAGCCAGTCTTGGGTCATGCTGAATTTGTTTCGCGAATCGAAAACTTCGCTCGCGTAAATAGGTGGTGGAGGAGGTGTATCTAATCTCCTCTCCTCTTCTCTGTCGTGACTTTGCGTGACAGTGCGTGACTCATCGTGACATCCGGGATTTTGAGCCTCAGCTTTTTCCCTTTCCCGTTGTTCGCGTTTCCGCTGTGCCGCCGATTTGGCCCCGGATTCATTGGCTCCCGAGTCCTCGCGCTTCGGTTGACGACCATCCCACCCGGACATTTTCGAACCGGACAAAACGCGCCCTTGCATTGCGGAAAGAATGACTTCTACGTGCTCAATTTCTATGTCGAGAGCTGTCGAAATCCCCTCAACAAGATTGATTTCGTGACATGTCACAAATGTCACGTTTGTCACGTTTTCGCGTGACATGTCGTGACAGGTGATGCCATCAACGTGACCGCGATCAGGATTTGAGGACGCCATAACGAGCAAATGGCAGTAAACCGCCATGACTTCGGATATTGATCTGCGTGATACGCGGGCAATGGTCCGCCACTTCGGGTCATTGGGCATGTCGTGCCAGAGCCTGAGCCAATCCATGGTCAGTCCTCCTCAAGCTGGTCGACGTTCTGGACGTGTTCCATCCAGCGCTTGGCCTGATGAAAGATTGCCTCGATATCGCGCTGGTTAAAGCAGCGCATGTCATTCGGAACGACCTTCAACCCCAGCACCGCCAGGATCTGGCAGAACTGCTCAAACTTCTCGGGCTTCATGCGGCTGATGGTTGCTTCGTCGCAACCCACTGCAAGTGCGACAGGGGCATTGCCGACCGATGCAAGGCTCTGCATGAGAACGGAATAGTTCTTGCGGGCCCTTACGGTCTGCTCTTGGTTCAATGGGCTCGTCGACATGATCAGGCCGCCTGTTCACCGGAGTCGGGAAAGCGCTCCGGATAGAGGATGTGGATTTCGGTGATTTCGCCGTCGAACACCTTGCTCAGGTTTTCCGCAAGACCTGCGGAGGCACGCTGAACCCCGCGTTCAACGCGGGAGAGGTTGCCGGAGTCGATGGCGTCACCGATCTGAGCAAGACGTGCCGAAACATCGGCGAGCGTCCATTTCTTTTCGAGACGTGCACGTTTTAAGGGAGTCATGGCGGGGCCCTGAGTTGATTTCAGGGTGATTCTGCGATTAGCGCAGATTTAATACAAGCAAATTCTGCGCTGATCGCTTTGCGCATAACGCAGCAGAACCGGAAAATCAGCAGCCATGGATATCGGACAAATCATCAGAGCAGCGCGGAAAGCCAAAAAGCTTTCGCTCGAAGAACTTGCGCACCAGGTCGATTCAGACTCTGGCAACCTTTCACGCCTAGAGCGTGGGTTGCAAAGCACCACCCCGGATAAGCTCAAACAGATCATGAGCATTTTGGGGATCAAGCTAAGCCCGCAAGATGCGGGTATGTCCAATGTGCAGATGGCCCTGCAACCAAGCCGGGAGCCTAAGGAATATCCGTTGATCAGTTGGGTTATTGCGGGTGAATGGGCCGAGTCCTGCGACAATTTACACCCAGGTGATGCCGATCAATGGATCGCGTCTACCGAGAATGCCGGCAACAACGGCTTCTGGCTGGAGGTGAAAGGCGACTCAATGACCTGCAATGGAAATCCGAGTTTCCCCGAGGGTTCGCGCATCTTGGTGCAGCCTGAAGCCGATCTGATCAGCGGAAAGTATTACGTGGCGAAGCTTCTCGACAGTGGCGAAAGCACGTTCAAGCAATACATCGAGGATGCGGGCCTAAAATACCTTCGCCCGCTCAATCCTAGCTATCGAACGATCCAGATAAACGGAAACTGCCAGTTCATTGGCCGAGTGATCGACACCAAAATGACAGGCCTATAGGCCAAGGAAAAAGCATGGCCCATAAAGCTATTTATGCACTAATGGTCGCCGGGCTGGCGACTTCAGGTAACGCCAACGCCTTCTCAGGAAACGATCTGATCAAATGGCTTCCTGAATATGAACAAGGCACCAGCCTCAACAGTGGCATGTACCTCGGATACGTGTCCGGGGTGGCAGACATTGGGAATAACATTCTGTTTTGCGCGAAATCAACAGTTACACGCGGCCAGCTGGCAGCCATCGTCGGCAAATACCTCAGGAACAACCCCGAGTCTTGGCAAGAAGAAGCCAGCACCCTAGTCACAGCGGCACTGGAAAAAGCTTTCCCTTGCCCTGAGGCCCCCGCGAAAAACAAATAGCGCCTACTGATCAAACCCCTCCCGCCATTGAGCGGGATTTTTTTTGCCTGAAAAAAGTTTTCTGCGCTTGACGCAGAAATAAATCTGCGCATAATGCAATCCACGTTCTGCGATTAGCGCAGATTTGAAACCCGGCGAAAGCCACCGCTCTTTAACATCGATAGACCGCCGAGCCTTCAGGCATAGAAGGCCAGCCGACGCCACATGCGTTCCGGCTGCGATCAGGTGTGATGGCTCAGAAGCCGTCATCCAAGTGGCACGCAGGCCCCAAGTGATGCGGGAAGCGTGATCCGGTGTAAGCGAACCGGTCCTGAGAGAAACGGAAATTTTCACTGATGCACCTGGCGACGGGTGCATTGGGAAAACAACCGGAGCAATAGCCATGAATGAAACGACCACGACAACAACGAAGTGCACCTACTGCGGTAAGCCAGCGGATCCGGTGGTTAAGCGAGAAATCATCGACCGGGCAAGTCACCCAACCAGTGGCAAAAAATATGTCCGCACGAGGGAGCTGCCGTTCTGCAGCAAGGAACACGGCAGCAACTACCAGATGGGCTGTGAAGGGTAGCGATCACATCTGTCCATTCAGCGAGTGGGCAGACGGATGCAACCACCCCGCCACCACGGAGGCGACCATGACTTACGAAGTGATTGTTGAAGGGTTTGTCCTCCAGGTGGAGGTGACCCGCTGCGAGAACATCCCGCCGGTGTTCAACACCTGGAACAGCGACTGGGACTTCTACGGAAGCCGGGAGCTGGAGTTCAACGTGCTGTCGGCCATCTGCTACGACGAAGACGGCAAACGGATGGATGTCGGTGCGCACCAGCTACCAGTTGTGGTCCACCAGTACCGCAGCCAGATCGAGGTGGCGCTTTGGGTTGAGATTGACGCCCTTCAGCGTAGGAAAAACAGTCGGTGGGCAGCATGAACAACCATGACATTGCGGTGCGCATGATCGAAACAGAGATTGCAAACATCCCGACCACAGAATTTCCGGTTGAAGCCGGCTCTGTTTCGCGGATGGCCGTGTTCATGGCTTCGAGTCTCGACGTGATTACCAGTGCCGAGCGTGATGCATATCTCAAAGAGATTCGGTCGCTGGAAATGACCCGGTATGTGGAACTTCTTCAAGGAGCTGCAGCATGAACGGTAACTGCGTGGCGATCCTCGCCCCCAATCACAAAGCCTTGTACGAAGCCCTGAAAAATCAGGGCTTTTTTTTGGTTGCTGATCTGACCAAACCTGTCCGGGTCGAGGTAACAGCTCGCGGGATGCTGATTGCGAGGCCTTCGCGATGACCACCGCGCAGCGCTCCCGGCGCCGCGCGATCCGCCGGGCCTCAGCCATCGTCGGCGCCCTGTTCATCACCATCATCCTCTTGGCCCCTGCAATCGGCGGCCTGATCACTCAATAGGTAACCCCATGTCCGTCACAACTATTCGGGCCTCATCGTGGGGCTCGCTCTTCGACTGTGCCTACAAATGGGAGTGGATACACATCCTCGGGCACCGGTCACCGAGCGGGCCGCGTACTCAGCTCGGTACCGCGATTCACGCCAGCACCGCGGCGTTCGACTCCTCCCGCATCAACGGCAGCAACCTGTCGGCCTACGACACCGCCGAAATGCTGGTGCACACGCTGCGCAATCCAGATTACGAAGTGGACTGGCGCGGCTCTGACATCACCCTGGCGCAGGCCGAGTCGATCGGCTTGAAGCTGCACACCATGTACTGCAACGAAGTGAGCCCGCGCTATGACTTCGTGGCGGTCGAGCTGACTACCAAGCCGCTGGAGATTGATTGCGGTGGCGGCGTGATCGTTCGCCTGACCGGCCAGCTCGACCGGGGCCGGATCTGCAAGACCAGTCAGGGGCTGGGCATCGGCGACGTGAAAAGCGGCGGCGCCTCAGTCGTGAAGGGGGTAGCCAAGACGAAGGGCCACGCCCCACAGGTCGGCACCTACGAAATTCTCTACGAGCACACCACCGGCGAGGCCATCACCGCCCCGGCCCACATTATCGGGCTGAAGACGAAAGGCACGCCGGAAACGGGTATCGGCGAGATACGCGGCGCCAAGCAAATGATGGTCGGTACCGAAGAATTCCCCGGCCTGATCCAGATCGGCGCCGACATGCTGCGAACCGGCCTGTTCCCCCCAAACCCACAGAGTTTCCTGTGCAGCGCGAAGTATTGCCCGCGCTGGTCCTCCTGCCCTTACCACGAGTAATTGCCCATGAAAGCGCAAGACATGTTCATTCGCCTGGTGGACCCCACCGGCAAGCACGCCCCGATGATCAGCGCCCATCGCGTCTGGGATCGTGAGTTGTTTTACAGCGCCCAGGTGAAGCAACACGAAGACCCGAAAAAGAAGATCGAGGATCGCCGTTTGGTCTCGGTCGCCACTGAAGCCGAATACAACGAATATCGGAAGGTGAGGAAATGAGCCAAACAACTCTGGCGGCAATGCAGACCAGCGCTGTCGCCGCGCCAAAATCAGATGCTCCCATGTCGCTGCTCACCGGTTCCGGTTTCGACCAGATCCAGCGCGTAGCCAAAGCGCTGAGCGCATCCACCCTGGTTCCGGTTCAATACCGGGCGTTCACCGAGAAGAAAGAATACGGGCGCGTTATCGGCCACGAAGCAAACGGCGCAGGCCTGCCCAACTGCATCGTCGCGCTGAACATGGCGCAGCGCATGGGCGCTGACCCGCTGATGGTGATGCAGAACCTGTACGTCATCGAAGGGCGCCCGAGCTGGTCCAGCCAGTTCATCATCGCAATGCTCAACAGCTGCGGTCGTTTCAGCCCGTTGCGCTTCGACCTAAGCGAGCCCGGCAAATCTGAAGAGCTGACCTACAGCGCCACATTCTGGAAGGAAGGCAAGAAGGTCACCGAGCCGCGCAAGGCGAAGATCAAACACCAGACCTGCACGGCCTGGGTGATCGAGAAGGAAACCGGCGACCGGCTCAATGGCCCGACTATCTCCATGCAGATGGCCATCGACGAAGGCTGGCTGACCAAAAACGGCAGCAAGTGGCTGACGATGCCGGAAGTCATGCTGCGCTACAGGGCTGCCAGCATGCTGGGCCGGTTGTACGCACCTGAACTGCTGATGGGGTTGCAGTCCCGCGAAGAGGTCGAGGACTTCATCGACGCAACGCCAGACGGAGAAGGCAACTACACGGTGGACGTCAACGACCTGCGCAACCGAGAGCCTGAACCGCCGTCAGTCATCGATGAAGACGATGACCAGGATGATGGTGGTGCAACAGATTCGCCGGAATCTGCATCAGAAACAGCCGAAACCGCAACGGATTCGCCGAAAACCGCGACAAAAACGGCCAAAACCGAAACTAATCAGGCCGAAACCGTTACAGAAAACACTGAAACGGTTGACGAATCCCCCGCCGAAACCTCCGGTCTTCAACTCGAGTAACCGTCATGGCCGCTCAATCCGTCGCTGAGATTTACGACCGCATTGAGGAATTCACAGCCCTGCTAGCCGTCGCTGAGCTTCACGCCAGCGGCGCATGGGAGTTGGAATTCGTCGAGAACATGCGGGCCAGCTTCAAGCGCTACGGCGCCCACACCCACCTGAGCCCGGCGCAAAAGTCGAAGCTCGAACGCATCGCAAAAGCCTGAGGACACCACATGAAACCTGAGCACAAGGCAATCATTGAGCGCGCCAAGCTGGCGGACGTTCCGGCGTCTTACATCGCGCATGAACTGCTGGTACACGACCTGGTTGAATCCGGTCTGTTTGAGCTGAAGAACCTGCACTCGCCCTACAGCAAGCTGAACGAGGGCCAGCAGCAAGAAGTCATCGAGCGGTTGACCGAAGCCGCCGAGAAAGCGGTTCACAACGCGATCGCAATCATCAGCTCGCGCAACGTCTCGACCATCGAAGTCACGATGAAAGAGGTCAAGTTCAACTCCAAGCAACTGACCTTGACCTCGATCGTCGACGCCAAAGATCCGAACCGGCATGACCTGATCGACAGCGCCGGCCGCCTGTGTCTGCTGGTGATGGCGCCCGACGATTACAGCGAGGGCCTCGACTTCATTCGGCCTGACCGCGATCAGCCTGACTTGCCGCTGCACGTAAGTGACCTGACCGGCAGCCTGTTCAACCAACGCAGCACTGGGCCAGATGAACCGGACGGCGAAGAACTTCCCGATCATGCCGGTGAAGGCCAGGACCCGCTGTACGCCGAAGCCGTCCAGTTCGTCATCGAGACCCGCCGCCCCAGCATCAGCGCCGTTCAGCGCAAATTGAAGATCGGCTACAACCGCGCTGCCCGTTTCATCGAAGCCATGGAGCAAGAAGGCCTTGTGACACCGATGAATACCAACGGCAGCCGTGAGGTGGTTGGTGGAAGCGCCCCGCCTGAGTTCGCTGAGGTCGACGACGTTGTTGATGCAACGTTCATCCCCGAAGGCAAAGAGTTCGGCGATTTCAGCTACGAAGACGCCGCGCAGCTGGTCGTGCTGCACGCCAAGACCGTCGATGTCGCCTATCTGCAACGCCGCCTCGCCATCGACAGCGACCAGGCCACCAGCCTGCTGCTACGCCTCGTCGACAACGCCGTGATCGAACTCGAAACCGAGGGCGACCTTTCCATAGACAACACCTACAAGGTCATCGCCGAACTGGCGAATCTGGACCTGGAGTAAGCCACCATGCGCGCCAACCACCTTTTCGTTGAGAACTTCCAGGGCTTGCAAGCGTGCAACCTGGACCTGACCGCACCTATCACCCTGGTCAGCGGCCCGAACGGCGCTGGCAAGTCCAGTCTTCAGGAAGCAATCAATCTCGCGCTGGGCGGTTCGGCGCGCGTGTCCTTGAAGAAGGATTACAAACAACTGGTTACCGAGGGCCATAAAAAGTCCCAAATCATTTTCAGTCACGACGACGTGGCCAGCAGCTACACGCTGCCGGATGGCAAGGGCGACCACACGCTGGCTGTCGGTGATGAATACCTGCCGTACGTGCTGACACCTCAGTTGTTCGCCAGCCTGAAGGACGTCGAGCGCCGCAAAATGTTGTTCGCGCTGACTAAGTCCAGCAGCAAACCGCAAGTGGTCGTCGACAAGCTGCTGGACAAGGGCGCTGATGCGGCCAAGGTCGAGAAGGTCAAGCCGCTGCTGTTGAGCGGTTTTGCCGCTGCGCAGGAACAGGCCAAGACCTACACCAGCGAAAGCCGCGGTGCCTGGAAGGCTCTGACTGGCGAGGCTTACGGTAGCGAGAAGGCCGAAGGCTGGACCGTCACCATTCAGCCACTGCCGGATGATGCACCCGAAGTCACGCTGGAGGATTTGACCGCCGCACAGACCGAACTGGCCGATGCTGCCAAGGAAATCGAGAAGGGTACCCAGCACCTGGGCGGTTTGAACGCCAAGCGTGAAGCCACCGACAGTGCAGCGGTGCGCAAGGTTGAGCTCGAAAAGGTCTATCTCGAACTGAACCGCCGCAAAAACAAGCTCGAAGCCACCAACAAAGAGCTTGAGCAGTGGAAGGCCAAGGTCAGCGAAGGCGAGCAACAGGTGTTGGCTTTCTCGGGTGAAAGCCCGTGCGAGTGCCCAGCCTGCGGCGTAAAAGTGAAAATCGTCGGTAAGGTGCTGGAGCTGTTCAAAGGCAAGACCGCCGACGCGGCCAAACTGGTGACGGCTCAGGCTGATCTGAAGAAGGCGAACGACGCTTACAACCTGATGGCCCGGACGCAGGTTAACGACCAGAAGGCCGTCACCGACTCGGAACAGGCCGGTCGAGACCTCGAAGCCCTGGTCAAATCCGCCGGCGAAGAAGTCACAGACGCCATGATCGAGCGTGTACAGGCCGCCATTCAGGTGCAACGCAACCTGCGTGACACCGCCAAGGCCAAGGCCGAAGCAATCAGCGACCGTCTCGACTTGATCGCCAGCGCCGAACAGAAGGCCGAAGACGCCGCCGCGCACCACAACGACGTCAAGGCATGGACGCAAATTGCCGAGCTGCTGGCTCCGGACGGCATCCCGAGCGAAATCCTGAAGGGTGCACTGAAGCCTTTCAACGACAGCCTGGCCAAGTCCTCGACGTTGTCGGGCTGGAAGAAAGTTCAGATCGGTTCCGACATGAACATCACCGCCGGCGGCCGCTTGTACACGCTTCTGTCCGAGTCGGAGCGGTGGCGTGTCGACGCTCAGTTGGCCCTGGCCATCGCCGAGCATTCCGGGTTGCGGTTCGTGATCCTCGATCGCTTCGATGTGCTGGACCTGCCAGGGCGTGGCCAGTTGCTCGGCATGCTGGTGGCCATGTCTAAGTCCGGAACCATCGACAGCGCCATTGTCTGCGGCACCCTCAAGGCCAAGCCGGCCAAGCTGCCGCCTGAAATCAACGCGGTGTGGATCGAGGGCGGTGTTGCCGCCGGCGACGAACAACTGCAGCAAGCCAGTTAACCCAACCAATCGCAGTACCACAGGCGCCTACGGGCGCCTTCTTTTTGCCCAAAGGAAAGTGCCATGTCCGAATTGATCTGCTTTTTCGACACCGAAACCACCGGCCTCCCGCTATTCAAAGATCCCAGCGATGACCCACGCCAGCCGCACATCGTCGACATCTGCGCCCTGCTCTACACGCCCGACGGCGTCCTGGTCGATTCTTTCGAAGCGATGATCCGGCCTGACGGCTGGGAAATCCCGAACGAAGTCGCCGAAATCCACGGCATCACCACCGAAATCGCACTTGAACACGGCATTGACGAAGGTCTGGCGCTGGAAGGGTTCATGGACATCTGGCGCCGCGCCGGCCTTCGGGTTGCCCACAACGTTGGCTTCGACGACCGCATCTTGCGTATCGGCCTGAAGCGCTTCTTTGGCGAAGAAGCCGCCGACGAGTTCAAGGCCGGGCCGAAGTACTGCACCTGCCAGTCCAGCAAAAATATCGTCAAGTGCCCACCCACCGAAAAGATGATCGCCGCCGGCTTCGGCCGCCCTGGCCAATACAAGGTCCCGACGGTTGCCGAAGCGCTTCTGCACTTCACCGGTGAGGAACTGGTCGGCGGTCACCGCGCCCGGCCCGATACCGAGGCCTGCGCCCGCATCTACTTCGCCATGAACCCGCCAGCCACTCAGGTGGCTTGATCCTGCCCCACCGCGCGCCGGCAATCGCTGGCGCTGCCTCTCTATCAAGGACACCGCCGCATGATGCTCAAGCGAACACTCAAACATTTTCATATGTGCTGCGGCCTCGGCGGCGGCGCCAAGGGTTTCAACCGGGCCAAGCCCATCGTTGGCAACATCCAAGCTGAATGGCGCTGCATTGGCGGCGTTGACGTTGATCCGGCAGGGCTACGTGACTTTGAGCGCCTGTCAGGTGTTCCCGGCACGCTGATGGACTTGTTCAACCGTGATCAGTACATCCGCTTCCACGGCAACGAGCCGCCAGCAGGCTGGGCCGAAGCGACCGCCGATGACCTGCGCCGCGCTGCCAACAACGAACGGCCAGACGCGGTGTTCATTTCCAGCCCGTGCAAGGGTGCGTCGGGCTTGCTGTCCGAAAAGATGAGCCTCACCCCGAAGTACCAGGCCCTGAATGAACTGACGCTGCGCTGCATCTGGCTGATGTGCGAAGCCTGGAAGGACGACCCGGTGTCGCTGATCGTGTTCGAGAACGTCCCGCGCCTGGCCACTCGCGGCCGGCATCTGCTGGACCAGATCAACAAGCTGCTGGGGCACTACGGCTACGCGGTCGCCGAAACCACCCACGACTGTGGCGTTATCGGCGGTCTGGCACAGAGCCGCAAGCGCTTCTTGCTGGTGGCACGCCATATCGAGAAGGTGCCGCCGTTCCTGTACGAACCGGAAAAGAAGACCCTCAAGTCGGTCGGCTCAATCCTCGGCCGCATGCCACTCGCCGGCGACGTCGAGGCCGCGGGCCCGATGCACCGGGTACCGGCGCTGCAATGGAAAACATGGGTTCGGCTCGCCCTGGTCACCGCCGGCAAGGACTGGCGCAGCCTGAATGACTTGGCGATCGAGGACGGTTATCTGCGCGATCTGGTGATCGTGCCGGAATACCGCGCCGGCTATCTCGGCGTGCACGATTGGACGGACACCGCCGGTACCGTCGCCGGTCGCAGCAGCCCAACCAATGGTGCTTTCTCGGTGGCGGATCCCCGCGCCAAGGCCGGCGCCCTGCAATACCAGCAGTACGGCGTGCGCCGGTGGGACGAAACCAGTGGTGCAGTGATCGGCGTGAAATCGCCGGGACAAGGGACGTTCAGCGTCGCTGACCCGCGCCGCCCGGGAGAAGGCTTCGGCAAGTACTTGGTAACCCCGTGGGATCAGTCAGCCGGCACCGTGATTGCCGGCAGCACAACAGGGCAAGGCGCCTTTGCTGTGCAGGACCCAACGCCGGGCATGAAGCGCGTGAAAGGTGACGCCTACCTAACTGGCGGCCATTACGGCGTTGTCGGCTGGAATGACCAGTGCGGCGCTGTCTCGGCAAGTGCCCGGCAGGACAACGGCCGGTGGTCAGTCGCTGATCCACGCATGCCGGAAGCCAACGAGCGGCTGACCTGCGTTATCGAAAGCCTCGACGGCACCTGGCACCGCCCCTTCACCACCCTTGAACTGGCCGCGCTGCAAAGCTTGGTTGAACCCGAGGAAATGTTTGAGCTCGACGGCCTGAGTGATCAGGCCTGGCGCGAACGGATCGGCAACGCGGTACCGCCGGCAGCCGCCGAAGCAATAGCCCACGTGATGGGCACCACCCTACTGCTGGCTGAAGCCGGCGAAACCTTCATGCTCAGCAGCATGCCGATCTGGGTTCAGCCCGTGGCTGTAGGCCTGAGCGTTTCTCAGCAGGTAATTCCATGATCCATTACCACGGCACTCCGATTGGCGGGAGCCGGCAGGATGCTGCGCGCTTTCTCTCTGGTCGGCATGCCCTGGTGCCGTTCCCGCGTCAGGACGATATGGGCATCGTTGCCGATGTCTGCCAGTCGTTCGTGTTCGATAACGGCGCGTTTTCGGTCTGGAAAAAAGGCGGAACGTTGGATGTCGACGGATATATCCGCTGGGTTGAGCAGTGGCACCGACACCCAGGCTTCGACTGGGCGTTGATCCCCGACGTGATTGATGGTGATGAAGCGGCAAATGATGAGCTGCTGTCAGCTTGGCCCATGGAATTGCGCGGCGTACCGGTGTGGCACTTGCACGAGTCCATAGAAAGATTGGAGCGCCTGGCCAACGAATGGCCCACTGTCGCCTTTGGCAGTTCTGGGCAGTGGGCTAGCCCGGGCACGGCGGCGTGGTGGAAACGCATGGGCGCCGCGATGGCCGCCGTATGTGATGACCAAGGCCGGCCAGTCTGCCGGCTTCACGGTTTGCGGATGCTTGACCCCACGATCTTTCAACACCTGCCATTCGCTTCGGCTGACTCAACGAACGCTGCTGTGAATGGTGGAAGCATCAGTCGTTTCGGTATGTACGCCCCCCCCACCGCTGGCCAGCGCGCCAACGTCATCGCTGACCGCATCGAAGCACACAACAGTTCGCCTATCTGGCTACCCCCTCAACTTGAACTGATCATCTGAGGCAACCCAATGAACTCACTTGCACAGCAGGCGCTTGACCGTGCCCGCCACCCAGCACCCGCGCAAAAGCTGTTCCCGCCAATCGTGGCCAACGAGCCGCTGCCCGACCTGGTCATCACCGGCCCAATCAATCGGGTTATGGAACTGGAGGGCAAGCGCTACGCCTTGGAACACGTTCGCGGCCTGGGCGCTTCCATCCGCCGGGAACCTGTCCGGACCAAAGCCATTGCCGACCTGACCCGGTACGCCGCCGCACAGCCTTCCAGCTATGCCAGCGGCGTCAAGATCGTCATTGATGTGTTGAAGGGGGCGGCATGAAGACAGATGCCGAGCGGCTTGAGGACATGGCCATTGCATATGCCCAGCACCGCAAGAATCTTCGCGACAACAAGGTGGCGATCAAAAAGGTTATCGATGACGCCGACGGCTTCTACTTCGACCTCGCCAAGATCCGCGACCAATATTACTCGGGCGAATGCCATGACCTGATGATGGGTGAGGTGATTGTGTGGCGCGGATGGCTGCACGCCGTGGAGACGTGCAAGGAATACAACGACATCGATGATTACGACAGTTGCGGCTACAGGGCGACGGCGATCCTGCTGGACCAACGCCGCGACATCAAACGCGAAGGTGCGCGTATTCGTGCAGCCTTCACCAAGATCGGCGACAAGCTGCTCAAGGAAGTGACGCCATGACAGCCCCAGCCGAGTCGCTGTGCCCTTTCGTCATTGCATGGCGCGGCCGATGCAACGCCAAGGCAGACGAGACGGGTTTGTGTGAGCACCACCGCGCGATGAAGTGCTCGTCATGCGGAGCACAGGCTACCCACGATTGCGATCACACCGGCCAGTTCGTGTGCGGCGTCCCGCTTTGTGATGGCTGCCATGGTGTGAACGACGCCAACAAATCTCCAGGCACATGGGGATTCATGAACCACAGCCACCAGCGCAAGAAGGTGACGCCATGAAAGAACGCCCAATTCTATTCAGCGCACCGATGGTGCGCGCCATCCTGGAAGGCCGAAAGACGGTTACACGGCGGCCGGTGAAAGGGCTGAAGACCGATAACCCTGTGACCACCGGCGCGGACGAAACTCCGATGACTTGCTGCTGGGATTACGGTGGCCCAGTGATGCGTTGCCCCTATGGCAAGCCAGGCGACCGTCTGTGGGTGCGCGAGACCTGGACCCGCGCTGGCAATGGTGACCCGGGCTACCTGACTTACCGGGCAACCTACCCGGATTGCCTACCACCGGGGCTGGAAAACATACCTACTGCTCACAAGATCCGCTGGAAGCCAAGCATCCATATGTTCCGCGCCGACAGCCGAATCCTGCTGGAGATCACCGACGTCCGCCTCGAGCGGTTGCAGGACATCAGCGACGAGCAGGCGCAGGCAGAGGGAATAATCCCGGTACCTAAAACCACGGAAGACTCACATCAGTTCTGGCGTAACTACCACCTTAGCGGCGACGGCACGTTCTGCGTGGGCACTCCCAAGGAGTCGTTCAAGTCGCTCTGGTGTCACGTCGCTGGCGGGTCTTTCCCAAAGGGCGAGGCTGCGTACAAAGCATCACCGCATAGCTGGGACGCAAACCCGTGGGTCTGGGTCGTCGAGTTCAAACAGGTGACGCCATGATCATTCCAATCTGCGCCGCGCTCTTCCTGTTTCAGCACATCTACCGAGGGCCTTGGAAATGACCGCCCTACGCCGCAAGACCACCATTCGCGGGCGGCCGATGAAGCCTCTCGACCTCAACGTCATGTGCGACAAGTGCAACCACTCACGCGCCCATGGCAACCACGAAGAATGCAGCAAGCAGCGCCAGGCCGAAGCGGCCGAGCGGTGCGCTCGGGAGAATCAGTCATGAGTGAATTCAACAGAGAAGATCGTTACATCGTCATCAAGCATAGCGACATGGAAAAGGCTCCGGCGGATTTGCGAAAAAGCTTTTCCGTTCAATGTCGGAAGCTGTACGAAGCCATGCTGACCAATGGGGCGCCAGCTAGGTCATTCGTTGTGGTGGAAGCCGACTGGCCCGAATACGAACCGGTGTGGCAGATGATTGAGCGACGCGTGTCCGGGCAGCCTCTGGTCACGGCGGCGGAACTGGAGGCCGTGCTGCACTGGCGCGGCAAGCATGCCCAGGCGATCCTCGAGCGTGACGCCCTGCAGCTGCGTCTGAACGCAGTGGATCAGCGGTGCGATGACCTGACCGAGCTGCTGAACAAGTCGCTGATCGCCATCAAGCGAACGCTTCAAGCAGGCCGTGACCGGATTATCGACATGGGCGGCGATTGCGACAGCGTCGAATACATGATGAACAGCGACCTGACGGTTCAGGAAATTCGAACCGCGCTTAAGGCCGCCGATGAAGCCTGCCAGTTCCCGCAGTCGTGCACCACTCGCTGCGACTGCGATATACCCGACTTCAGCCCTGGCAACGGCAACAAAGCACGGCGCCGGGCTGAAGCATTGACGAAGTCATGCCAACAACCACAAGCGCACCCCGCGCGATGCGGATGTGAGCAAAAACCATGAAACGCTTCATCCGCCGAAAGTTAGAAGCTTGGCTGATCCTGCTGGCAGCGAAAATCCTAATTGACCGCAACGTCCATCGCGCCGCCGTCGTCTCCCGTCGGGATAACAACGACATGTGGGGAATGGCTGAGAAGCTCGAAGCCATCGCCAAGCGCATCAGCAAGGGCTACCCGTAAATAAATTTCTGAGGTGAATCAATGAACAACGAACGCGACGACCAGCACGAAGAGCCGGTCGAATTCATCCGACTGCCAGAGGTCAAGAAGCTGGTAGGTCTCGGCACCACGAAGATTTACACCATGGCCAGCGATGGCCTTTTCCCGAAACAGGTCAAGCTGGGCGGTCGGGCCGTTGCCTGGGTCAAGTCAGAAGTTCTGCAATGGAACAATGACCAGGTCATCGCCGCCCGGGGTCAACGCGATCAGGCTTCGGCCTCGAGCGCATCCAAGTAA